AATGTGCTTGATTTTAACCGACCTACGCCTAAATTGTAAGCAAAATCTGCTATAGCACCTAATTGTTCACCCTCTAAATCAGGGCATAATTTTTGTGTTGCTTTTAAAAACCTTGTAGCATCGTACATAAGTCTTTTGTCAGCATACTCTTGAGTCCATACAGTATTAGGTAATATGTCCTTTCCTGTTGACCCCCAACCACAAGTTAGTACACCTGCGGGGCAATAATATGCTTTTAATTTACAACCTTCAAAACGCTTTATAAGCTTAATAAGAAGCTCTAAAGCGGTCATTATTTGCCTCTTGAGCTAAACACTCTATGAGCAAAATAAAAGCCTAAGATAACACCTACAAGCTCTTTATCCCACTCTGTTAATACAAATCCTTGTGTAAATAAACAAAACCACCAAACAAGTAATGCTGTAGTAGCGCATGCAGGTCTAATAGCGCCATTCCATGCATCTATAATTTTATTACCTGTAGATTGATTTACAGTCTTTTGCGCGGCTATAAAAGCTTCTGCATCAAGCTTTTCAACTTCTGCATCAGCCATAACTTCAACTTGTTTAATTTGTAACTCAGATGAGACTTTAAGTCTTTCCATTTCTTGATCATGTTTTGTCCTTTCAAGGTCAGCTTGAAGCTTCATAGAAGCTAATTCATGTTTATGGTCTTGATGTTTTGTCCAAGCGGCTGATACTTCTCCCCATATCATTCGGAAGACAGAACCACCTAAGAATGAAAATAAAGCGCTAAACATTATTTTAAAACAATGCTAAGTAACAAAAGAATAATAGCACCTGCTGATGCCATAAGAATACCCTCTAATCTTTTAAGTCGTGAATTAATTGCTTCATATCTCAGCGCACAAACCTCTTCATGCGTACTTAAACGTGCATCAACTTGTTCAATCTTATCCATCTAAACCAAACCTCCTAGTGATATTAGGCGGGCTTTGCTTCCTCGCCATCTTTGTTTTCCTCAGGTTTTGGTAGCTGAGGTTGTGCTTGTTGATGAATTTTTACAATCAGATTCCATGCACCTGTTTTGCTTGGTAATTCACCTAATCCTGCTAATACTTGATTTGTTTCATCAATTGTTAATTCTAGTTTAATAATGTCTGCCATTTTTTCTCTCCTTTTATTTTAAATAAACCATGTAATCATTGAATATCTTATACCTTTTGTTACAGGCATAATTTCATGTGGGTACATAAAGCTAGATGGAAACATTAATGCGTCCCCTTTTTCTAATTTATATATTAATTCTCTATCAAAAAATGCAAACTCACCCCCTTCAAAATCATCATTTAAGATAAATGAACAAGATACGGATCGAGGAGCTGCTTTAAAAGAATCTACATGTTGTATATAAAAACACCCTTCAGAATATTTTAATAATTCATAACCACTGTCTTCTTCAATTTTACAGTGAGGAAATTTATCATTATATTTTTTTATACATTTAGTAACTTCACTATATATAATATTATCTAATTTATGCCTTATTTCACTATTTTTTTGTATTATTAACGGAAAAGATATACCTATAGTTTTACAATTTCTTATATTTTTGTTTACGTTGGTTTGTTTTCCTACAACGGTATCTATCCATTCATCACTGTCTTTAAATTCATTTAATATTTCGTCACATAAATTTAAACTCAATGCATTTTTTATTACATAAATATAATCTTTTAATTTAGCGTGCTTCATAATGGTTTTTTAAATTTATCAAAATAATGCACCCAATTTTCTGCTCTACCTCGAACATAGTGTAAAAATACTTGACCATATTCTTGACCTTTAAATGCATCGCGCCAATGTTCTGAAATCATGCCTAAATAAATAACTGCTTGGCCTGATTTTAAATTGTATGAAACTTGTTCACCATTAGGCTTAGTAAACCATATAGGCCATTCTGTGCCATCACTATCTAAATGTAGCGTTACACTTACTTCACAAGCAGGTCTATCTTTATGTTTTTCTAAAACCTCTTCATTTGCATATATACGAGCATAGCTGTATGTTGGAAACATAGGCTCTTCTAAAACTTCAGACATAAATGGTATCTTTTCTATAAGAAGCTCTACAAAGCACCTAAAATCATACATAGATAATGATTTAGGGCACTGATCATCAGGTCTAAAAGATAAAGGATCTTTTATTGCCTCGTATTTAAAGTAACTATAAAGTTCTTTTGCTTTTTCTTCAGAAATAAAATTGTCAATAACTAAATAATTATCAGCTATTAGTTGCTGTCTTAAACTCACTTTTTATGCAGGCGTCCAAATTTCTTGTGGTAATATTGGCCATGTAATATTTCCTGCAACAGGAGTAATTGCATACTGTCTAACAGCGTTTCTATAAGCTACAAAATCGTTTACATTAGATAAATATGGATTGCTCTTTGATGGATCACTTACATCAGGTATGGTTGTCCAATCAGTTTGTTGTAATAATGCAATTGATATTTGTTTGTTATCTTCTGCTGTTGGTGGGCTTGGTGGAACAGGAGTATTAGCCTCTGTCCATTTTGCTAAACAACAATTAGTCCAACTTGGAAGTTCTGCAATATCCTGATTTGGACCATCCCAAAATTCTAACCAACCTGATGTTTCTTGCCATTGTAAAGCTCTTACATTAGATGGAATTGTACATGAAGATAAGTCAAGATTTATATATCCAATCTCATCTTTTATTACATTACCATCTACAGGTATAATTGTTAATCTCATAAATTACTCCTCAATTAATTTTGATTGATTGCTATCTACTGAAGGATAAGCAATTTTTGCAGTTTTTAATAATAATTGTTGACTGTTTTCATTAGCCTTAACCATTTCGTTTCGAAATGATTCAACAGCAGCCCCTGTTTGTCTTTGTTGTCCTGAATTTTCTATTAATAACATGGGCATCCAAGCAATCGCACATTGATATTCATCTACTTGATTTCCTGTGTTTGTATCAGTTCCCTGAACTCTAGTAAACCATGCACACTGCAATCCAACACAATCTTTCTTAATTAATGGGCAAAATGTGCCATTTTTTAATTGCATTCTTAATCCTTGGTTGCTCTAATCACGTCTACATACTTAACAGCTAGGTCAATTGCATTGCCTGAGAAACTACCTGAACCTGAACTGAATGAGAATGGGTGGGTATGACTTCCACCACCACCTACGCTAGTTGTAGGAAAATCACCTAATGGACCAGCAGGCAAAGGGCTTCTAGCAATTTGGTTAGCAAAAGTAGGTGGGTTTGAGGATAACGCATATGTCCATGTGTGACTATGACTTGGAATCTGTGGTGTAGTAAGTGTTGTTGCACCCGCACTGCCTGAAACAGAGCTAATAGACACAGAACCACTAGGAGTTTGAGACGCAAATGCTGTAGTAAAGTTTACAGAACCGCCTGAAGAAGCTGATCCTGTGACAACTCTTAATGCACTATTGTCACCCGTTGTTGTATTTTTTGTCCAACCTGTTGGAGCGGATGTTTGTGCAAATAACATCACAGTACCTGAAGCAAATGCACCGCCCGCGTCTTGAAATGTTGGTAATGCACCTGCACCGTTTGATGTTAATATTTGACCTGCTGTACCTACTGAAGCAATAGATTGCTCTGCACCGCCTGTTGTAGTTCCGCCACAAATAACTGCATAAGCTGTATTAGTTGTTCTTCCTGTACCACCATTAGCTACAGGAAGTGTACCTGTAACGTTAGTGGTAAGGTTACAGTAAGTAGTTGAAGTTGACCCTGTACCGCCATTGGTAATAGCTAAAGTACCTGTAATACCTGTACTTAAAGGCAACCCTGTACAGCTAGTTAATGTACCTGATGTTGGGGTTCCTAATGCAGGAGTAACAAGTGTTGGTGATGTTGCTAAAACAATTCCACCTGAACCTGTGACGTTTTGACCTAATGCGGTTGCAACACCCGTACCAAAAGCAGTAATACCTGTACCACCGTTAGTCACAGCTAATGTACCTGCAACTGTTATAGCGCCTGTAGTTGCGGTGCTTGGTGTTAATCCTGTTGTACCAAAAGAAATAGAAGCTACGTTAGTCGTAGATGCGGTTGATGCAAGAAGTTTTACAGTACCTGAGCTATTTTTAAAATAAAGCTTTTCGTCAACTGTATTAATTGCTAGTTCACCCGCAACAAGATCCGCACCTAAAGGCGTTGCCGCAGGGGTTGTGCTGTAATATAAAGAGATTGGGGTATATCCTGCTTGTGCCATAATTATTTCCTTTTATGCGTGAATTTTACCATATTAATTAGAAAGTTCCACCACTAATTCCGCCCGTGATGGCGTTAGTAGTTCCGTTATAAGTTAACCCTGTGTTTGTTAAAATGGGTAGATTGCCTGTGGTTGCTGTTACAAATGTTAGATAATTTGTAGTACCTGTACCTGTTGCAATTGCACTGTTTGCTGCGTTTGTTGCGTTTGTAACAACGTCTGTGCCAATAGCAGTTGCAATTTGTGATCCCGTAGCCGCTGTGAATGCAGAGCTACCATTACCATAAAGAACGCCTGTAAGCGTGGTTGCTCCTGATCCGCCTGAAGCTACAGGTAAAGTTCCTGTAGTTAACGCTGAAGTCGATGTAGCATAAACAGCTCCATTAGTAGTAAAGGATGTTAATCCTGTGCCACCGTTTGTAGTAGCAAGTGTGCCACCTAATGTGACAGCGCCTGTTGTTGCACTATTTGGCGTAAATCCTGTAGTTCCTGCGCTGAATGTTGATACACCACTTGGAACAGCTTGCCATGATGCTGTTGTTCCATCTGACGTCAATACATAACTACTTGCGCCTATTGCAAGCCTTGTAGCGCTATTTGTACCATTACCAAGAATTAAGTCACCTGTAGTAGTAATTGGTGATAGTGCATTAAATGCGTTTGAGGCTGATGTTTGACCTGTACCTCCATTAGCGATAGCTAATGTTCCTGATGCTTGTCCCATAGGAACATTTGTAGCATTGGATAAGTTAACAGCAGAAGGTGTTCCTAAATCAGGTGTTGTAAGAGATGGTGATGTAGCAAGAACTACATTACCTGACCCTGTAGTTGCTGAAGAAGAGGCAGCGGTTAATTGACCTTGTGCATTAACTGTAAAATTACCTAATGTGTAAGAGTTTGCAGAAACAGTTGTATTTGCAATACTTACAGTAGAACCTACAAGCTGTAATCCTGTTCCAAAGGTGTAACCGCCTGAAGGACCACCTACTTGTGTAAAGTTAAGTGCTGTGCTTCCTATAGTGATTGGTAGGTTAGTTGTTAGTACCCAATTTGTTGTAGCTTCGGAAGAGCCTGAAATAACATAGAATGTATCGCCTGGTCCTACTAAATTAGATCCTGAACCTGAGGTATCCATGTCAGTGGATCTAACCATTGACCAATTAGTTGATACTGATCCTTCATTGGTTAATACATATACACCGTTTTGTGCGCCACTTACTTGGTTTTTAACTAAGATACGAACAGCGTTTGTTACATCTGTTGCGGTAAATGTATGTCCATCAATTACAAGAGTTGCTTGTACTCCTGCGTTTGTTAGTGTTGCACCTACACCTGCTGTTCCGTTGTTATAAGTGACAGTTCCTAAATCAGCAGTAGTTGCGTAATTAACAGCTTCGTGATAGTTAACATTAGAAAATTGTGCGTCTACATATTGTTTTGTAGCAAGTTGTAATGCTTGTGTAGGATCTTGCGTGACAGTGACTGATGTTAATCCTGCAGGCGTTAGCGTTGAACTACCTAAAGATACAGAGGTTGTACCAATGGTAATTGAGCTGTTTTGTAATGAAGCGTTTGCAATATTGCTTAATGTGTTTACGCTTCCATCAATTGTTTTGTTAGTAAGTGTGTCTGTAGTATCCCTGCCTACTAATGTAGTAGTTGATGTAGGAAGGGTTATTGTTCCCGTGTTACTAATAGATGATATAACAGGAGTTGTAAGTGTTTTATTAGTCAGTGTATCTGTAGTGTCTCTACCTACTAAAGTTGTTGTGGCCGTAGGTAATGTGATAGTACCTGTGTTTGAAATAGATGAGATAACAGGTGTCGTAAGTGTTTTGTTTGTAAGTGTTTGAGATCCTGATAATGTTACAACGGTGCTATCAATTGCAATAGTTACAGGAGCTAATCCATCAAAAACTCCCCCGCTCAATCCTGTACCTATAGTTAAAGCGTTTGCAATAGCCGCTGTTACTGTACCTGATGATCCAAGAGAAATAGGTATTCCATTAATTGTGACTGAGCTATTTACAAGTGATGCATTTGCAATATTGCTAAGCGTGTTAGTTGATCCACTAATGGTTTTGTTTGTAAATGTTGTTGTGCTGTTTGCAGTTGCTACAGCAGATCCATTAGATATTAGAGATGTAAACGCTCCTGATGATGGAGTGATTGCGCCAATAGTTGCGTCATTAATCGTGCAACCACCGTCAATTGCTACATTGTTAATTGTGCCACCTGTAATAGAAACAGAGTTACTATTTTCAGTTGACATAGTTCCCAAACCTGTAATGTCTGTGTTTGGAATAGTTGGTGACGCTGTAAATACTGAAGATCCATTACCTTTTACATAACCTGTAAGTGTAGCAACACCTGTTCCTCCACTAGAAACATTTAATATACCACCAAGAACAACATTTCCCGTTTGTGGTGTATTAGGTGTTAACCCTGTAGATCCTGCACTAAATGTGTCAACTAAAGCACCTACTAATGCAAATGTATTCCATCCGCCTGATGCATATCCTTCGTAAACTGAAGTTTGTGTGTTGTATCTAATTTCTCCATCAGTTCCTACAGGTCTTTGTGGAATTGTTCCGCTAGGAATTTTTACAGAGCCTGTACCAGGTAACACAGGATTAGTAGCGATTGCAATAGTGGGATCACCTACAATTCCTGTACCATTGCTTACTGTAATTTCATTAGCTGTTCCTGTAATTGTGCGTGGATTTAATGTAGATCCGCTATATGTAAGAATGCCTGACCCTGTTAATTGAGCTAAGGTTAAAGGTAGCCCTGTAAGATTTACAGTTGGATTTCCTGATACACCATCACCATTGGTAAGTGACAAACCTACAGTACCTGCAGTAATTGTTCTATTTGCTAAAGTGCTTGTACTTGTTTTAGCTACAAGACCTGTTCCTAAAGCGTTGAATGTAGATATTGCGCCTGTTAACCCAATAACATAATTAGACTGAGCACCATTATCAGTAAGTGATAAATCTAATCCTGCAGAAATATATCGACTATTTGCTAATGAAGGCTCATTATTTACTGTAATGAAAGTTTGTGTTAATGAAGGACCTGAAGTAATATCACCTACAGTTGTTTGGACGGTTACGCCATTTTGTACTATAGGAACTGCTTCGGTACCTGTAAGGGTTCCCGCTGCGGGTAATTGTGTTATCTGTACATTTGCCATGTTCTAAGGACTCACAGTAAGGTTGTCGAGGTTTCCGTTGTTCTCAGGTGTTTGTGTATTCTGTTCA